TTCGTCCATTGTATAACCATTTTAATTAATTTGATAAATCATCAAACGCTGCAGTAAAACTATTACGTTTAGACATAAGTTCATTATCATTTAATTGAAAATTAATAATATTTTGAATTATTAATGCACTACTGGGTTGTATATGTAATTTATCAACTAAAATATGAGTTACTGCATCTAATATTTCTTCTTGTTCTTTAGTTAATTCCGGCTGACCTAATTTAAATGATTTAAAATATAACAAATATGCTTCTTTAGCTGTATCTAATACCTCTCGTTCATAATCACTTAATTCAAATTCAGAATTATCCATTTACCAACCTATCAATTTAGATATTTCAGGAGTAAAACCACCTTTTGCTTTTAGTTCTTCAGAAAATAAATCGCCTAAAGATTTTCCTTCTGTTGTTATTAAATCTGTTCTAAATCTTGGATTACCTGCTTTAGAAAATCTCCAATAATAACATAAAGAAAATTGATCCATAACTTTTATTTCTTTAGCAAACTGATCGATTTGCTCTTGTGTATAATCATTCATAATATAACTTTTATTTGTTAGTAGTTTTTAATAAATTAATAAGTTCTTCCAATTGATAAATTATCATAGTTAATTTCCAAGTTATAGATTGATTTAGCGTAAAAAGAGAACTTTCAGCAACTTCTTTTTTATTTATTTCATCTAAAGTTTTTTCTATATTGTTCATATCTATATGCATATTTTTCTACCTTTTCTCCAATTTTCTGGAATTTGACTATTTTTATTTAATTTTTTGTTTTCTATACCATTAGTTATCCATATTGTTCCATACTGAGAATTATTTTGTCCTATTTTTTTTAATGACATTTTTGATTTTGATTCTTCAGTATGTTTTTTACCAAACATGGGATTGTTGTTTGTTCTATAATATTTCTTTAATCCTTTAGAAAGATTTTTTTTCCATTTTTCTTTGAATTTTTTGTCATTATTCAGCTTGTAAACAAGTTTTTTTGTTCTTTTTTTATTAGCCGCAATACCACCTTTTGAATGCCAAAGTTTTTCTTCTTCTTTATTTTTAAAGTGAGGCAAACCACCCTGACCTCCATCCATTATATTACATAAATTTTCTTTTCCATAAAACTTTATTAATTCAATTTCTTTATCAAAAGCTTCTTGTTCTATAGCTGTTTCTAGAACTTTTCTATAAATTGGTTTTAAATTTTCTGTGATTAGCTTTTTTAATTTGTTTTCAAGTTTACTATTTTTTAAATTATTACCATTTTTAATAGCATCATAGTGATGATACATTCTTTTATGACAACCTTTACCAACATAAAAGACTTTATTGTTTCTTGGATCAATAAGTTCATAAGTATAATATTTTTTAATTTAATTTCTCCACATTTTATTATAAATATAAAGAAATCAAAAAAAGTATCAAGCGTTGCGGGAGCAAGAGTTGAACTTACCTCACCAGCTTATGAGACTGGTTGGGTCACCCGACCTTCCCGCATGTAGTTGTTTATATCAAATTTATTTTCTTTAAGTAAATCAATTTCGTCTTTCATCAATACAATTATATTTTTAATTTCAGCCCATTTACATAAATCTCTATCTGTTTTAAAACCTTTAATCTCAACATATATATTTGAATCTATTAAATAAAAATCAGGAAAATAAAGATGCCACTTACCCTTCCAACAATATGGTATAGGTTTAATTTTATTTGTCCAATAAATTTCATTGTTATTTAAATAAGTCGCAAATAACAATTCCCATGTTCCTTTTACATTAGTAACATTTTTGTTATTCATCATTATTTTATAATTTTTTACTCTTCCAATTATATTATGTGTTGAATAACTTTCTGGATGTTCTTTTATAGCTTTCTTCATATAAGAAGAAATTTCAAGTCTTCTTTCTTTAGTCAAATTTTTCTTAAATGAAGAAATTTGCTTTTGTTTTATTTCAGCAAAATTTGGATTTTTTTTACAAGATCTAACATGTGAACCTAAAGACCTATATTTTTCAAATTCTTTATGACAATATTGGCATTTATACATATTTTATTTTTTCTTTTATGTATAAATATATAGCTCTCATAAAATTGTTATTTTATTACCAAGCTGGATCCATCTCCAGTCCAACCCGCATATAATTACCAAAATATATAAATTAAATATATGAAAAGTGCAATCATTAAAATTGTATTTATTTTGTTTGCCATTTAATTTTTATTCTTTAATTGTTTAAACATTCTATCTTTTAGTGAATTAGAAACAGATTTAATATTATAATCCTTAACTCCACAATCATTACACATTCTATCATATACAATATAATCAAAATCTATATGTAAATTACAGTTATTTAAAACTTTATTTTGTTTTTTAACTAAGAAAATTAAATTAGAAAGTTTTATTGATTTAACTGTTTTCCAGTCGTGAAAACC